TACATAACCTTTAATTGCAGATTCTACTTTTTGTAGATTATTGTTTGTAATATTACCCCAGGTTCCAGAGTTTTCACCTGTGGCTTGTAACTCTAGATTAAGGGAACTTGAATATGATGATGCCATGTTTTACTCCTAATCTGTTGAACCTGGCTCCACATCAATCCAGGTAACTGTTTGTGAATCATCAACTTCGTTCCAAATAAAGAAGTTAGGTGTACCCACACTAAAATTAATAATATTTTGAAATGCCTCACCAAAGGCAGTTTCATCGCCTAATCCTACAGTAATTTGTCCCGCAGTGGTAGGACTAACATTAGCTCCTGCTGTCACGGTTTCTGTTCCAATAGTAAAGCTTGGTGCTCCTGCAGTAGTAACTGCAAACACAGCACTAGCTGCAACAGTTTCTGTTCCAATACTGAAAGAGGCTGTTTGACCTAAGGTCAACTCTACAGTTCCAGCATTAACAACAAATCCAGGTAAAGCTTCTGCTACTCCAAATTGTCCTATTGCTCCGTGACCTAATAACATTTACCTTCCTATCCCTCTAATGTTGTTACTCTAGCCTTTAAAGCTGTCATTTCTGTTTCTAATGTTTCTATTTTTGTTATTGCTTCTTGTAGTGCCTTTACTGCTTTCATGTATAGCACAGAATATTTTACTGATTTAGTAGATGTTCCTAAATCTACACCATCTTCATCTCTATCATTTTTTTCAAAAACTAAACCACTCATACCTGCTGTTTCAAGGTCTTGTGCTATAACACCAATTTGTGTAGCATTATCTGATTCTTCTGTTTTTAAAGAATATTTTTTTATTGCTAATGCTTTGATATCTTCCCACTGTGAATTAGCACTTGCAATATTTTCTTTTAATTTTAAATCAGATGTACTGCCATAACTGTTATTAGTATTTTGCACATTTCCACTATCTAATACTTGAAATATACCACTGCCATTTCCATTTTTTGCGTATATCATTGTAAAAGAATTATTAGTTGATGCTCTACCACCTTCTAATTCTAGTAAATTATGACTATAAGACGAATTTTTCATTTCTAATCTTAAACCTTTACCATTATAAGAACTGTCACCTTCTAAAACTAATCTTGCATCTGGACTAGTATTACCCATACCTACACGACCAGAACTATCTATACGCATACGCTCAGCAGCATTAGTTCCAAACTGCATTAAATTATCTGAGCCATGTGCATAGGTTATAAAACCAATATCATCATCACCACTATCTCCAAAATAAATATTTCCATCATTACTAGCACCACTAAGAATACTAATTCCTGCGTGTCCATCACTTTCAAAAACTCCTTCATCAGCTTTTGCATTTGGACCAACACTAGCATCACCAGTAAATACATGAAGTTTACCCTCAGGTACGTCTTCGCCTATCCCAACTTTATCACCAGAACCATCTACAATTAAACAGTTAGCGTCACCATTTGATTCTACTCTAAAGTCTACTGAGGCAGAATTTTCATTAAATACAACACCTGAGTTCACTGTTAAAGTTGAAGCTGTAGCACTAATTATATCACTACCACCTATCTTAACGTCTATTTGGTCATCTGTATCTGCTGTGATACTTGTGTCACCATCGACATCTAATATAAACTCTGAGCCATTGATATCTGTATTCATGGGTCCACCCACTGCACCAGATATTTCTACAATAAAGATTGAATCTCCACTAGCAGG